TCAAGCTTCTCCATGCCAGATGTACCCTCAGCGAAGGCACCCTTCATAGCGTCAAAGGTAGTATAAGCTGCAGCAGCCTCAGCCTTCTGTACTTCAGAGGCATTCTTCAAGTAAGACATCTCACCCAGTGTAACTACAGACTGACCGAAGTTAAACTTACGCATGTTGTTCACATAAGCATCGACAATCTTCTGACGGTCAAACTTATCCTCCGTCATACCAAAGCGAGACTTCATGTAGGGTGCAATCTTAGCAAAGATCTTGTCTTGTGTAAGGTCACGCACCCCTTCAGGAGTAGCTTCTGTGTCATCAGTAGGCTGTAGGTACTTTGTAAAGTCTTCACCGTCTTCTTCTACAGGAGTTAGATACTTAGTATAATCCTCTGTGTCGTCCTCCTGAGTTTCTTCTTCGTTTACAGGTACAAGATACTTTGTAAAGTCTTCCATTGGACACAGCCTTATCGGTTATTCAGTTTATCACGAAGCTCATATAGAGATGCTAGTAGTGTATCACGAGAGTCTGTCTTAGGCAAATCCTTAGTCTTGCTGATTAGTTTGGTTACATCTGCTGCAGTCATGCTTTCACTGCGATCCAGAGATTTAGCTACTGTAGAACCTGCACCGTGTAGACGATCAACCATAGATTTGATAGAGTCAATATCACTCATAACGTCAGGCTTTGCGTCTGGACGTGACTTAGTAGGTTCAGAGGGGCGTGACATTAGCCCTGCATTGTTTGGTGCACGATCACCACCCGTTGGAACCATAGCAGATACTTCACTTGCAATATCACCGTCTACCATTGCAGGAGGTGTATCAATGTATTCTACTTCGGTGTCTGCCCTCTTAGCTGAGAATGTACCGCCTCCCGTCTCTGTATCTTGAGCTTTACCATATAGAGCAGCTGTTGCGTCTGATGTGGCTTCTGTTTGATCATTATTAAACAGTCTATTTATAGCACCTTTAAAGTAGTCAACTAGAGAGGGGACTTCCTCTGATTCAAACTTTTTAAGTTCTTCTTGTATGTCTACTGGTAGTGGCGTATTAGATAGCAAGCTCTCAAAAGTAGCATCACCCATGTCACTATTAATGAAAGCATCATACTCATCTTGTAGATCTTCTGGTAGATCTGACTTAAAGGTATCAATGGCTTCTTGTACTTCTGGTGTTTTAACTACTTCTTTAATGTCTTCACGATCAAATCTTCCTTTAAAGCGCTCAGCCAATCCTGGAGCTTTAGGAGGTTTAACAGAGGGACCAGTATACGTAGATGTTTTACCAGCGACTGTAACCGTGTCATTAGGCTGTACTGTGCCATCAGCTACGGCTTTATTAAAGTCTGCTGCTGTATCAAATATGTGTGTCTTTGGTGTTCTCGGAGCTGTTGGAGCTATCGGTGCTGTTGGCTCCTCGCCCAGCGCTTCTTGCGTTTGTATAACTGCAGGTGTTTCTTCCTTGTCCTCAGACATATAAGCTTTAAGTACTGGATTAAACTGAGGAGCATACGTATTACGAGTAAGGATACCTGGAGTAATTGCTTCCATAGATGCAGCATACTTCAAGAAGCTAGGATCTATAGCCGCATACTCAGCAAAACCAGCAATAGATTTCCCTTTTAATGTCTCTAGATCTTCAATCTCTTGTTTTAACTTAGCTACACCTTCTGTGTTTGTGGGATCTAGTTCGTTCAGTTTCAGGGTTGCAGCACGAATACGAGCATCAATACCTGATTCAAACACATCTGATAGAGTAGTAACAGCAGATCTTTGTTGGGAGTCTGTAGCTGGCTTACCAGGTAAGTTCAAGTCTAATGCTTGGCCTCCTGTAAGCTTTGGCGCTGTACCCATAACACGATATAGGTCACGACCTGTCATGCCATTGATGTAGATGTCATCAAGTACTTCGTCTTCCATCATACCATTGTCTAAGCCAAAGATAGCAGCAAGAGCATTGCTCTCACGCTTCACAGGATTGTCACCACCCTTGTATAGACCATAAGCTTTATTGATAACCTTGGTAAGATCTACATCAGGGTTATCAGCTACATAGTCTTTAGCTTTCTTGATCAGTGCTTTCTTGTCTTCAGCTGTAAGATCATCACGATCCTCAAGAGTAGTCTTTAGTTGCACCAGTCCTTGGATTCCACTTGTGTTTAACACATAGGCAACGTCTGCTTTGTCAATACCATAGGTCATAACTGAATTAGCAATACCTAAAGCTGCTTGTGCTTTTTCTTCACGATCAACAATAGCTTTAGTACCATACGTTTGTAGATACTCTTGACGCTTAGCTGCACGATCACGTGCATACTGTTTACGCTCTTCAATACCCTTAGCTAGAGTAGTACCAAAACCAGCCCAGAAACCTGCCATATCCTTAACCTCGTGCCATTAGACCACTACGTACAGGTGCTTCCTGTTCCATCTGTGGCTGTTGTTCTTCCATTGGTGCTTCGCCTTCCATAGGCATAGCTTCTGTCTCTTCTTCCATCATGGGCATTTCATCTTCCATGCCACCTAGCCCAGAGGCTACGTCACGCATCAAGTCTACACCCTCATCGTCTTCCTTAGTACCCTCAAGCTTCTTAATACGTTCTAGTACCAGAGCTTTGACTTCCTCTTCACGCTGACGTTGTTTAGTCTCTTCGTCATCGCCATCACCCATCTTGAAGGGGATACCTGAGTCCTCAGCAATAGCCTTAAGTTCTTCCTGTACTACAGGCAAGACAATCAGACCTACGTCTACAGAGTGAATACCATCCATCTGTGCTTTGGTTACGATAGTCTTAGCTAGTGGAGCTAGAGGTACACCCAACTGTAGGACTTGAAGAAGATTGTCCATTACGTTAGTTTTGTTTAGGTGGTTAATGTGGAAGTCAATAGCTTCTTCAGGATCACTAATCTCTGGTGGACGTTCCCAAGGATGGTTACGTGGTTCATCTGTTAGGGATTGCCCTGGGATAGGTGCATCAAATACGCTTGCCATTATGTTATCCTTTTATGATCGTGCTCTATAGACAGCTTCACCACGGGTAACGGTACCGTCATTATCAATGTCTAAGCCTTTGTTTGCACGGTATTGCTTACTACCCTTAGAGTACATTACATAGTCATCACTTTGACCTACTGCAGCTGGCCAGTGAATAGCCATATAAAGGTCATCAAAGTCTTTTATCTTACCCTCAAAGCGAGACAAGTATTTATCTACATATTCCATCTGATCTGCACGTGACATCTTAGCCAAGGCTTTAGTAGAAGTACCAAGACCCTTAGCTGTATCAGGCATAAACTGAATTAAGCCTGTTGCACTAGAGGTACCAGACTTCTGTGCAGGATCCCATGAACCAGCTGTTTCAAACTGAATAGCTTTAAGAAGTTCTACAGAGTCAATGCCATGCTTAGACGCAAGAGTATCTACCTTAGACATGAAAGCTTTATCTTTCTTAACTTCTTCAGGTAAATTTAGTTTGTAGTCAGGATGAGGTTTCTGCCCTGGCTTATACTTAGGCTTGGTTATACCAAGTTCCATACCCTCCATGTAATCAGTCTCTGTGCCACCCAGCTGCCCCATCTCATTACGAGATAATTGTGCATCAAACATATCGGAACCATCACTAACGCTTTTTAAACGTTCACTTGAGTTCGGGCGTGACTCACGAATAGCGTCTAAATGTTCACGTACAAAGCTTGGCAGGGAGTCTACAGGATCAAGAGGTCTAGATGTAATCATTTGTTGCTCTTTAGCCATCATGCCTCTAGTGCGCTGACGTGCTGTACCAGCTGTAGGTGTAGCCGTAGCTTCAGCCACAATAGCATCAGCCAAAGTTAGTTCATTCTTATTTGCCATTTTGTTTTACCTTACCCTAGCTTACCTAAGCCCCATTCAAGAGCACCCTCAACGAGCTTACCAAAGAGTGTACCTTTACCCATCTGGTCTGCTAGCTCAGCCTGTTGATCCGCACTTAGCTCTTGTAGCAATACAGAAGCGATACGGTCTGCAGCATTCTCAGCTGAAGTAAACGCAAAGCTCATAATGTCACGCTCACGCTGCCAATACTGATCCAGGTTAGCTGCAGTCATGCTGTTCATAGTACGAGCATACTCCATGTTAGACTGGTTCTGTGCAGCTGTGTTGATCGTAGCAATGTTCTGTCTCCAGTTGGCATTGGCTTGAGCAACGACTAGACCATTCTGAGCGTTGAACATATCACGCTGTTCTTGTAGTCCCGCATTAAACTGACGCATAGAGTTAATGCTATCAGTGTTGTACTGAGCCATAGCGTTCTGTTGGGCTGCGTTGAATGTGCTTGTCTGTGTAGCCAGGTTAGCAAAGAATTGATCTGCTTGGTTCTCACTAGAAGCGTTGAACTGTAGTGAGGCATTCTCTGCTGCCTGGTCAGTCAGTATAGACTGTTGTACAGCTTGAGCCTTAAACATAGCAGCTTGCTGTTCGTTTGTCAAGTTAGACATATCCATCTGCAGGAAGGCTTGAGCATTTTGTACCGCTACCTGTTGTTTGTTAGACAGGTTAGCCATATCCATAGCAGCAATCTGTGCAGCGTTCTGTAGTGTAGATGCTTGCTTAGAGTTTAAGTTAGCAAGACCAACAGTCTTCATCAATTCAGAGTTATGAAGCTGGGCTTGTTGCTGTGCAGTAAACGTTAAGTTGTTAGCCTCAGAAAAACGTGCAGCATTAGTGATAGCTGTTTGCTGGCGGTTATCAATAGTCTTACCCTGTAACGCTGCCTCTAGCTGAGCATTCGTAATGTATGACTGTTGCTTAGATGAGAGGTTAGCTAAGTCTACTTGCAGGTTGTTCTGACTACCCTGTAGTACAGCCTGTTGAAGATTAGACAGGTTTAAGTTAGACGCTTCAGCATAACGTGCAGCAACCACTAGGTTAGACTGTTGTTCATTAGTTAAGTTCTGACCCTGTAGAGCAGATTTAATCTGTGCATTAGCAAGTACAGCCTGTTGCATGTTTGACAAGTTCTGAGACTGTAGACCAAAAGCGTTCTGTGAGTTCTGCAGTGCAGCCTGTTGCTCAGCATTGAAGTTAGCTAGTTCTACACCCTGTTGTGCAGCCGCATTCGTAAGGGCTACTTGTTGTTGACGGTTTAGATTATCCATCTTCATAGAACGGAAAGCTTCTGCATCTGCTGCAGCAATAGGGATAGCTGATTCCATAGTAGCCTGAACAATAGCAGCTGCAGCCATAGAGCTACCACCTAAGCCACGTGCAGCCATGGCAGCGTTAGCCGCTCGCATAGCACCAGCAGCCCAAGCAGGAGTACCATCATCAAAGTCTTTCATCAGCTGAGATAGTTGACCCTGAACAGTGTCTTGCGCTTCAATCTTACCCTCTTTAAAGGCTACAAGAGTACCCTCATCTAGGGAGAACTTAGCAAGCTTTGCAGCTGTGGCTGTAGCATCAGTAGTCAAACCCGACATAGTAATAGCTTCAGCCTGGGCCATCTCTGACTCAGCGATCTGTGCAGGTTTAGGTAGCTCTTCTGGTTTAACTGTAGTCTGTGCCGCTTTAATGTTTTCAGGTACATTAGCTTGAGCAATGTTAGCTTTTACTGCTTCTTCGTCTAGACCCTGAGCCTGAGCTAGTTCCTGTGCTGTAACATTACGCTGTCCTGCAAATACAGAATCTATATAGTTAGGGTCAAACGCAGCAGCATCAGCCTTTGCCTCAGGCGATAACTCACCCTGTGCAGCCACCGCTTGTGCTTCCTTAGAGACCTCACCCTGAGCGGCAGTAACACCTTCTGTTTTAAACTTACCCTGAGGTGCACCTTTAACCCACCCCTTTGGAGCGGTATAGCCACCACTAGGTACTAATACCTGCTCGCCTGTGGTTGGGTTATGGAAAGTCTCAAAAGCTTGGGTGACCATGCTTCCACGGGGTGGAGGTGTAAACCCTGCATCTGCCGCTGAGACCTTTTTGTAGTCTCTTTCGGTGCCATACAAAGCTTCAGACACTTGAGGCTGGCCCAGCGCAGCGTCATACATCATAGTTGGACCTTTTTCTACTGTCTGTGCTTGAGCAGTAATAGGTACAGTAGAAGCCTCTTGCATATTAGCTAAGGGTAATACTTGACCTGCATCTTCAGGGATGAAATCTCCAGCAGTAGGTATAATACCTTTTACAGTAGCTTGACGGGGTGTCATCGTTTGAGTGATAGTGTCCTGAGCTTGTCCAAAGAATTGATCCTGAAAGTCAGGGCTTACTGACACGTCTACACCCTCATCTGCATATAGTACAGCACCGCCTTGCGCCAAGTTTCCTCTTACCATACCACCACGTGCAAGAGCTACACCAATAGCACGAGCCTTAGCTTTTAGAGCGTCACTGCTATTGAAGAAGGCTTTCAGTGCTGTGCTAGACTGTGGACCTTTGTAGCCGTTCATCTTAGCAATAGTGAAGAGAGCCTCTGTCTGAGTGTCACCACCCTTAACAGTACCACCCTCAGCAAACGATCCCCCTAAGTCAATAGGCTTAGAAAACTCTCTCCCTAAGTCAACATCAGTAGGCTTAACTTTATACTTAGGCTCATACAGAGTATTATCGCCTTTAAGCGGTTTAGTTGCGATACCCTTACCCCTACTATACCCTGGAGGCACAGCTGTGATAGGCTTGCCGTTAAGCTCAGTGATCATCATCTGTGCTCCGTACTTGTTAGTATAGGGTACGTCTTTATAGCCTGTACCAATGAATTCACCTGAGCCTGGAGCAGTAGTCACCAGTGAAGAATCAATGTTACCTACTGTACCTGCATAGCTTGTACGATAGGATACAGTATCAGGCAAAGCACTCTCTGAGGCATTAACTGCAGATGTATAACTTACAGGGGCAGTCTTCATACGATTCTCAATAGAAGCACCAAAGCGATCACTAATACCAGACTTACGTCCCTCTTCAGCTAGTCGTATCTCCTCAGCTTTACGTAATTCTTCAGTTAGTCTACGCTGTTCCTCTTCCTTAGCTTTAGCAGCTGCAAGTTCTTCAGCCTCAACACGTATAAGCTCTTCTTGTTCAGCACGAGCCTGAGCTAATGCTTCTTCTACAGCTTTCTTACGTTCAGCCTCTGCAGCAGCATTCTCTTCCTCAGCTTTTCTTGCAGCTTCTTCTGCAGCCTCCTTACGTGCAGCCTCTTCCTCTAATTGCTTCTGCTTCTCTGCCTCTGCAGCAGCTTTAGCCTCTTCATCTGCAGCTTTTTTATCAGATACAGTCGTTTCAAACTCGCTTAAGTTTTTTGCATTTGTATTATACTCATTAATGGCATTAAGAACAGCTTGAATACGTGGGCCTTCATCATCATACTTTTTAAGAGCACCAAGAGACAGTTGAGTACCGTCTTTAAGTACGACTTTATAAGTGTTACGCCCACCAACAACTTTCCATCCACTCGTATCTAAAGTCTTACCTTCTTGAATAGCTTTATATGCAGCCATCTTGAGAGTACCACGCCAGCCATCACCAGAGATAGCACCCTCATCGTTTAAGCCTAAGTATGTCTTTAGTTGCTTATCTAATAGTGTTTTAAGATCAGCCTCTTCACCACTTAGCCCAGCAGCCTTAGCTCCACCTGCAGCGTTAGCTTTATCAGCATAATCCTGTGCAGAAGACTGTGAATTAGTCTTATATACGACTTGCCCTAATGGGTTCTTAACTTCATAGCCCTTATAAAAAAGAGATGAAGATCGAGATACTGTGTATGCGCTAGCCATGTTAAGCTCCTAGAGGCTTTCTTTATTGTATAGATTTACGAGGGATTAAGCGTAGGCTTAGAGAGCCTAGTTACACTACAAGGAGAAGGTAAGTGGTACCAGGCAGCTAAGGCCACCTGGTTACGCTACTTATTATGCTTCAGCTTCTACTTCAGTTTCAGAAACTACAGACTTAGCTAGCATGTTAATGAAAGCCTCACGACCAATAGCAAGTTGATCCAAGTTAAACCGTGCGCTAGACAACTTACGGTCTAGGTCATTGATGTGGTTCAACATAGTCTGTTGCTCTGGAGTTAGGTCTTCTACCATGTACTCTTTATCGTTGATAGTAATGGGGGTCTTTTTGTCATTTCCCATAACATTTTCCTTTTTGTTGTTGTTATAGTTACGTACTGCACACAAGGTGCCAGATTATTATACTATAGTTATTCGTTATCTGCAATAGCAGCGTTTGCATTGGTCATATCTTCCGTCGTCCAGAAGTCTTTGGCCACCATGATTTTCAGATGCTCGACGTTGCGTGACACACAGTCCGCCCAGTCTTCGTCGGACATACCTTCTGGCTGGCCTGCGTTCAGCAGATCGACTGAGTGGCCCATTGCGGTGTAGTGCTGAGCGATCTGTTCCGCAGTTGGTGTGTCAGTCATGTCTTTCTCCTTTTCTGACTTTTACGGATTTTCTAGGGCAGTTACTTTTGCCTCTAGGGTTTCAATACGATCCATTGCCTCTTGCAGTGCCTTGACTGCTTTCATGTAGAGGATGGAGTATTTTATAGATTTGGTAACTGTTGTTGCATCTGGGCTTTCAGGCGTAGCATCTGAACTTTCAGTTACTAGGCCACTCATACCCGCTGCCTCTACTTCTTGCGCAACAACACCTAAACGCCACAAGTCATCGCTATCGCCGTATTCCTCAACGTCAGCATTCATTTTATATTTACGAACTTGTAACGCCTTTATGTCGTCCCATTGAGAAGAAGCGTCTGTAATTTGCTGCTTTAACTTTTGGTCTGAGATTGCACCATAACTGTTGTTTTGGTTTTGCACATTACCGTTAGAGTAAACCAAAAAGCGAGTTGCAGTTGTGTCGTGGCAGGTAATAAACCTACTGTTAGTATCATTAAAACTGTTACCGTAAAATACGGAAAGCGGATAACCAGAACCTGAACCGTCTGAGTTTTTAATTCTCAATGTATAATCGGCGGCACCAAGTTCATTAACAAATTCATGTTGCTGACTTGTTATGCTACTTATATCAGAGGCACCAGCATTCCCAGACACTTTTAAAGCACCAAGTTCATTAACGAACGCCCTCGGATTACCATCCCCATCCGACAGCACGATGTAGTTGTCTGAGATGCGGATGTCCAAGCCGCCTTGGTTGCCGTTGTAGCGGCCTAAGATGGTGTTTGCTGCTCCAGTGGTTACAGCAGACCCTGACCCAACGCCCATGAAGGTGTTGTTGTTGCTAGTTGCATTATAACCTGCCCTGTAACCTACAAAGGCATTTTGGTATCCATTGCCTGAATAGCCTGCGTGATAACCAAGATATGTATTATATCCACCGCCAGCTGTTGTTTGACTATACCCAGCCTGATACCCAACGGCTGTGTTGTAGCTGGCGGTGGTGTTATAGAACAAAGCATTGCTTCCAAGGGCAGTGTTATAGTTACCAGTTGTATTGCTATACAGGGCAGTCATACCTGATGCTGTATTATCTGCGCCGCTTGTGGTTGATCGCAATGCCCTATCGCCTAATGACGTATTGCGTAAGCCTGTGGTATTGGCGAAGCCAGCCTGATAACCGACAGAAGTTATCTCACCAGTATTATTACTATACCCAGCTTGATAACCAACAGCCGTGTTGTTGCTTGCGGTATTAGAGTTTAACGCCTGTTTACCAACGCCGACATTGCCTGAGCCTTTCTCAATCTCAATACCGCCAGAGAGGTAGAGGTCTTTGAAGCGGCCACCTGATGAGCCTAAATCAACGGTTCCGTTTCCAACAGCATTTGTTGATACATTCCAAGGTAGAAGGCTAGGGCCGCTATCATAAAAGTACAGCCCACTAGCCCCTTTACCAATCTGCAAGCGTCCACCTTCAGTCCCAATACTCCCCACAGATGCGCCGCTTTTATTGAATGTAACAATATCACCGTCAATGCCAGTGCGGTTGATATACACAGGAGTTCCGTTATAACGTGAAAAACCTGCATAGGTAGTGGTCAGATTTATACCTGTGTCGGCAGAAGTATTTGATCCGTTGTTGTAAACAGAACTATCAGTAGTCCCCACCAGCAGCGATCCATCGCTGGTGATCCGCATGGCTTCTGTGGAGGTTCTATTATTGTAGAATTGCAACGACTGAGTTGAGCCTGATAATCCATCCATAATGATAGAGTATTCTGCTGCTCCTGCCTCCGAGAATACCAGCTTTGAGTCGCTGTTATTAGCTGCGTTAATCGTTAGCGAGGTATCCCCACTAGATGAAACCTCAAGCTGACTAGATGGCGAACTCGCCCCAATGCCAACATTACCTGAGCTATTGATGGTCATTACCCCGTGCGAGGTTAAGCTAGGGGAACCGTTGGACAAGTAGGCAAAAGACAATGCGCTTGAGTTGCTCTGATCAAGACCAATAGACCAAGTGTTCCCAGTGCCTTGACCACGAGTAAACTCAATTAGCGCATCTGAAACAGCGCCAGTAGTTTCTACCACTGATTTGGTTGTGCTTGCAGTTGAAACATGCAAAGCTGTATTTGGCGAATCTGTCCCAATGCCCAACCGCTCGTCAGCACTCTTCCACACAAACTTTGGCGTGGTGCCTGTGTCCTCGTAGAAGCTGATATCGCCGTTGGAGGCAATAGAAATCCTGTCTGTCAGTGTTCCTGTTGCAGCTAAACCATTGTTTGTGCGAATAACTAATTCGTGATTATTAGAGGCACCATCAAAGTTGGCAAGAGCAACGTCAGCAATTTCTGACATAACCCCTGTAGAATTTGTAGAGCCATCAATAGATTTTAACTGTATCTTGGCAAAATCATCGCCACTCAAAATGCTAGTATCTCCGTTAGAAAATACAGCATCCCCATCCACAGTCAGCCCATCGAAAGTGCCTGTACCTGCTACGTCAATGTTACCACTGGCATCAACTGTAAGCTTCTGCCCTAGTTCTGCTATTTCTCTTGCTTTAGTCATTATGCCAGTGCCTTTGTATTATTGTATGCGTGTATTACCAAGGAGTTCCAACAACAGTAGTTGGGGCTTTATCTGCCTCAATCTTTGCAGTCAGTGCTTCTTCGGTTTGAAGTTTGTCTACTTGACCCCAGACCCAAACGATCACTTGGTTCTCTGTAAGCTGATCAAAAGGTACGAAACCCTCTGCTGTTGCATCAGGTGTAAAACCACAAGTACCATAGGCAGATGCACTATAGTCCCCGTCTTCCATTGTTGCTCTCCAGTGTGCGACTGTAACGCCACCATCAGCAGTGTTACGTTCTAGTTGTGCGATTGTCCATGTAGCTGACATTATCAATTTCCTTCTAGGGTTGAGATGCGTGTTTCAAGTGCATCAATTTTAGTTAGTGCTTCCTGCAGTGCGGCAGTTAGCAGCGGGACAAGTTTGGATTGGTCAATGCCTTGGTAGTCAGGCACCTGACGTGTTCCCATGACTGCTTCGGTAATGACATTGCCATCGTCATCAAGAACCGCTGGCGTTACTTCATATTCTTCCTCACGCATTGCGTCTTTGGTGCCAGTGACTGCCTCTGGAACAATATCTTGAACTTCATGCGCCAAAAAGCCATCAACAGTTGTGTCGGAATTAGAAATGAAGTTAAAGCGATGTACAGGTATTTGCTTGAGGCGATCTGTTGCACCTGTGAGGCTAATCACGTTTTCTTTTAGACGGTAATCTGATGAAGTGTTGTAAGCTGTACCACCAGATGTAACTGTGATTGACCCTACATTGCTACCTGCTGAACTATCTTTGAACTGAATAGCAGTAGTGGTTGTTCCAGAATTATTCATCCTTCCATTTAGAGTAATCAAAGCACTTAAATTGGCTTGTTTAATATCTATACCAACGTCACTGTCAGAGCTACTACCAATATAATTTACGCCAGAGAGGTAGAGGTCTTTGAAGCGAGCGCCCGAAACACCAAGATTTATTTCTGCATCTGAGGCGCTATTATTTTTAGCATCATATGGACGGATACCTGTGTCCACAAAGTGCAAGCCAGCACCAGTAGCACCGTTATCGTCGCCGAGATACATATACCCAGAAGCAGTCCCAATACTCCCCACAGTGGCACCGTCTTTGCGGAACTGAAGAATATCACCATCACTGTTCTGCTTGTTCAAGATCATATTGATCTCGGAAACCGCAGAGTTAAAATACTGACCGTTAGCTAAAAAATTATGACCCGCCTCATCTGTGCTATCATCATAAACACCCGCATCAGTAGTTCCCACCAGCAAGTGACCGCTGCTGTCGATGCGCATGGCTTCTGAGCCGTTGGTATGGAAGAACATATGATTTGTGCTGTGCGCATACCCAACTTTACCAACGGTGCCACTTGCACTGTCGCCAAACAAAAGCTGACCGTTGTCATTACCTGTACTTTCTAAAAGCAACAAAGCAGCACCACTATTGCTTACGGTAAGCTGTCTACTAGGCGAATCTGTCCCAATGCCTACGAATCCGTCGCTGTCGATGCGCATGGCTTCTGAGCTGCCAGAAAAGAAAGACAATCCATTTCCCGCAGGTGCTTCGATAAATGAAAGAGCAGTGTTTGAACTATTTGCAAATCTAATTCCAGGAGAAGAACCAGATGAATCAATTAGATTGACAGTGTTTCCACCACTTTTAGATACATTAAGTTTTCCTGTTGTTACTGTAGAACCAATACCAACATTACCAGAGCTGTCGATGCGCATCTTCTCACTACCAGTCACTTCCCAAGTAAAAATACCTGTGGAATGACTGCGAAGTGTCGAGTCTGCTGTGATACCCCTTACATAAATGCCGCTGTTGCCTGTGCCGACATTTGTTAGATAGAGAAATTGGTTAGCCCCCTCTAGCATTATATTGCCATCAACATTTAACTTTTGAGAAGGAGCCCCATCACCAATGCCTACATTACCGCTGCTTGTCACAGTCAATAACTGATTGCTGTCTAAGTCACCTGTAGTTTGAGCTAAAATAAAGTTATTGCCGTTAGCACCAATAGAAAAGTCAGTGCTAGAGGAGTTGAAATATATAGGTATTTCACTTGTAGAGTTGTCACCCAAAGTCAGCCCATCGCTTGATAAAACCCCCGTGATGTCTACCCCAGTGTCGGTGGTGGCGAGCTTGGTTTCTCCATTATATCGAATGCTTACCTCTGCTCCATCATTAGCAGACAAATAATCCGCTGTATTATCGGAGTTAGATAGGCGTAGGCCAGATGCACGAATTTTTAGAACACTAGGGCCACTCTCGTGGATAATACTTTGACCACTTGCACTATCATGGTAAATCTGAAGGTCAGACCCAGCGCCGAAGATGGCTTTGTCGTTGTCACCGAAGGTGATGTCTGCGGAAGTAGAAATGCCATCTGTAGTTAGCACACCAGTAATATCTACCCCAGTGGCTGTGGTGGCGAATTTAGCTGCGTTGTCATAATAAAGGGTTACTGCTCCATCCCTATTAAACCTCGCCATATTATCTTCATTTACAGCGTCAACAATTCGGACATCATCCGAACCCATAATCCGCAAATCACCTGCGCCATTATCTTTAATAATACTATTCGACCCATCATGGTAAATCTGCAAATCAGACCCTGCGCCAAAGATGGCTTTGTCGTTGTCGCCGAAGGTCATATCACCAGACGATACAAATGACGTACCTGTGATTGTCGTACCTGTAATCGCTGCAGCAGAACTACCGCCGATCACTGTGCCGTCAATTGCGCCACCAGTGATAGCTACTTCTGCGCCTGACTGACCAGCAAAGTTACCGAATACTTCTAAGTAGATCAAGTCACCTGTAGCTGCACCAGTCGCTAGTGTAACACTGTTACCTGCAGCTGATACTGTGTAGTCGTCCTCGTGTAGACGGACACCATTCATGTATACGTTTACAAGATCAACCTGGTCAACTACAAGAGTGTTAGTGTTATCATCAGCACCACTGAATACAGTCTGACCAGACGTAGCTGTGTAATAGAAGTTAGCCTTAATACCCTCAATAGAGGATGACGCATTTACCCACTCACTACCGTTATATACTTTCATAACCCCGTTAGTAGAGTCAAAGTACAAGGCACCTGTTAGCAGTGCATTACCATCATTGTCTAGGGCAGGGTCACTTGCTTTAGAACCTAAGTAACGATCATCGAAGGCATCATAGGAAGCAGCAGCGGCGGCAGCACTTGCAGCGGCAGCAGTAGCCTGTGCTTCAGCATCTGTTTCAATCTGATCTACATATGCCTTAGTTGTAGCATCTGTGCTTAGAGTAGGAGTACCAAGACCAGTGATCTTATTGCCACTCATCTCAATAGCACCAGTCATTGTACCACCAGCCTTAGGTAGCTTAGTAGCAATGCTTGTGGTCAGAGTAGTGTAGACGTTAGCGTCATCGTTGATAGCTGCAGCTAGTTCGTTCAGTGTGTCTAGGGCTGCAGGAGCACCACCGATAAGGTTAGTGATCTCACTGTCTACATAAGCCTTAGTAGCAGCCTGTTGTGCTGTTGTTGGATCAGCTACGTTCTCAATGGTAGTGTTAGTTACATCTAGTGTACCATTGATAGTAACGTTGTTCAGTGTAGTTGTACCTGAAGAGGCTGTAACATTACCAGTCAAGTTACCTGTGACGTTACCCGTTACATTACCTGTTACGTTCCCAGTGAAGCCTGAGTTAGCTGTAATAGTTGTACCTGTAATGGCTGCAGGAGTAGAACCGCCAATAACAGTATTGTTAATAGTACCACCACCAATAGAAGCAGTAGTAATAGTACCCAAGTTAGACACAGTAGCACCAGCAAAGTTTACCGTGCCTGTAGCAGTAATGTTAGAACCTGTAAGAGTAGAGTAAGTAGTCGTACCAGTTACACCTAGTGTCCCACCAATAGTGGTATTACCAGCAATAGCTGCAGTTGAGCTAAGTGTAGTTGCACCTGTAACGCCAAGAGTACCACCAACAGTCGTATTGCCAGTTACACCTAGTGTACCCGCTACAGCAGTGTTACCTGTGCTTGCTGCTACAGTGAACTTGTTTGTGTTGACTGAGAGGTTACCTACAGTGTTAGTTGCACCTGTGACACCTAGAGTACCACCGATAGTCGTATTGCTAGATACAGCAAGAGTAGAGCTAAGTGTAGCTGAACCTGTGACTGCTAGGGTAGAGCTAAGGGTTGTAGCACCAGTGACACCTAGAGTACCCCCTAGTGTAGTGTTACCTGTTACACCCAATGTAGAGGATAGAGTGGTTGCACCAGTTACACCCAGCGTACCACCTAGTGTAGTGTTACTTGTTACGCCAAGAGTACCTGCTACTGTAGCATTCTCGTCTACAGTCAGAGTATCAATCTTAGCTGTACCGTCTAGGTATAAGTTCTTAAACTCTAGAGCAGATGTACCAAGATCAATGTCGTTATCTGTGACAGGGACAATAACACCATCCTGGAAGCGTATTTGTTCTACAGCTGTAGCACCTACTTCAACAAACACACCGAAGCGGTTATTGCTAGTGTCTACTACTATTTTATTAAGTGCATCTAGGTCAGCAATCAGGGGAACGTATTCGCCCTCACCCGTAGTACCATCATGCTTGTGACCCCCTGATGCAGCAAAGGCATCACGGATAGCATTGTACTCTGCGTTAATAGGTGCCGCACGTACTGTAGCGGTAGGGATAATGTCTGCTGTAGACTGTCTTACGTAACCTGCCACGGTTTATCTCCTGTCTGCCAAACCATATGTCATAGCAATAGCTTGAATTGTATGACTTGCATTTGTGTTGTTTGTAACGTAACTAATAGAAACGGATTTACCCGTCCCGTCTACGTTAGTTAAAGCTTTTGGTGATGGGTTACCATCGTAGATGTCACCAGAGCCATAAATAGCTGTACCATAAACAGCTGCTGCACCTTCAGTAGAAAAACTATAGGTAGCAGGGTTTAATGAGTAAACGTCATCATAGTCGTAGTACACACCAACGAATACTTCTGTGTTACCTTCTGACTTTAGGTAAGTATCAACCTTATATATGATCTTACGTAACTCTGGGTCATCCATGTAAAAATAAGGCGTTTGATATAGACTGAATATATCTTCGCCATTAAAGCTTGTGCCTTGTTCTTGTTTGTGCACTCTACCTGAACCATCACCATGAATAACGATCTCATACTGACCAATATAACCTGATGACACACAGTTAGCTTCAATACCAATAAGCTGACTATATTCAAATATACTCTGCTTACCTTGCGACTTACGAATAGATCCTATTAGGGATAATGAACTGTCATTCTTAAAGAAGAATCTAAATTGAGACTTCTTGCGTATAACAACAATACTAACATCTGTTACTTGTTCTGACAAGTAGTAGTTATCAAAGATGTCTTGGATTTCTTTAGAGACTGGCGCTAATTCAATATCACCAATGCGGTCTGTACCTGAAATAGGACGAATACCATCTGGACCTAAGAAAAGCAAATCACCACCAAACTCTACCACAGAGTCAGTTGCAATACAACCTAAATTAGATGTAACATTTTCAAGTACGAAATTAGCAACGTTATTACCAGTAAGTTTTTTGATATTGTTAGCACCAAAGATAAATAGCGTATTACGGAATTTCTTTATAGCAGTAACTTTAAAGCCTACATTAATAACACCTGAGCCATTAGCTGGATCAAAGTCTGTAGGATCAAGAGGAGAACTGAAGTATAGGTTGTAAGGCTCACTAGAGGAGCCAGTCAAGAATATATGAGAGGAGAACTCTTCAGCATACTTAGGGTCTACAGGAGCGTTGCTATGTGTAATCTGGGTGTATGTAGTACCGTCATAAGTAGCAGCAGGGTTTACGCCATCAGTAATAAGTAGGACTTCACCTGACCAGTTATAGCTTACAAACCTAACACGATCTACGTTAGTCATATCAGGTGTACCAGTTACAGTAACTGCATCCCATGACTCAGTAGAGTTATTCCACTTATGTAGATAGTTATACCCAGTTGTAGTCTTTCTGCAAGCAAAAACACCATCGTGTATATTACCATTTACATGTACACCTAATATAGGCCCAGACCCTGGAACCGTACCGTAAGTGTTTTGATAACCACTAATACGACGATAACCACCAGATAGTGATGGTTCATAGTTAATCATACGTAAAGCACTGCCACTTAATTGAGAGGCATGTGTGAGAGGGTCTACGTTAGTTATCAACCCACCCTGACACACTGTAAGATTAGTTCTGAGATTGTCAGGCATTAGGCTCTCCCAGGAATGACTGTGCTTCTCAAAGTATGAACATCATCAAATAGGATACGTCGCATTGCTTTAACTCCCTCATTAAAGCTCTGCTGATGAATAGAAGCACTCTGATCATTAGATCTAAAGCGCATCATATAAATCATGGCACCATCTATTACTACATGATCAAACCTTGAAGGTATAATACATTCGTCGTCATATGCAATCATGTCATTAGGCACAGACCAATATACATACTCTACTTCATAGGCTTGGTCAGGAGTAGGGCTAACACCGAACTTAGAGTCATACGTTTGATAAACATACTCAGGTGCGCCTGTGCGTCCTGTGTCGTCTGCGTAACGATACTGTTTAGTATAACCTTCATAAGTCAGAGGCGTTAGTACCCCAGGTGCATTCTCTAATGAGGAATTATACTTTAAGTAAAATGTGTCAGTGTCAGATGAAGACCAGTCAGATGGATAATCATACTCACGAGTACCAGGTGTTAGTACTTGTGTTGTTGTATTCTTTAGGAAAGGCCACTCTTGTGCTTCTTGAACAATAAGGCGTACACCGTTATTCACGGCTGCTTTAGCTAGAGCCTGTGGACCACGTGCAGTATCAAAGCCATCACCTGCAATGTCTAGTGAGACTTCATTTAGTCGAACTAAAAGTTTATTGACTAGCTGTACGTAGGTTGTCATGAGTGGACTCTCCAAAAGATACAAGAGGGCCAGTAGACCAGCCCCCTTGCATTACTTAAATTAAGCTGCGTTGTAGTTCGCAATAACCAGAGATTCAGGACGCAGGATCTTACGACCATACATGTGCATACCACGCACGATGTCTGCGAATGAGTCTGGGTCACGGTATGTTTCAACTTTGTTGATCTGTTCTGCAGAAGCTACTGCATTGTCATGACCAGCAACGATAACACCGTAGTTGTCGTTTTGTGCAGTTGTACCAGAAGTACCAGCACCTGTACCCAAGTATGGCAGGTTGTTTGAAACGTATACACGGAAGCCGTGCAAGTTGTTCAATACCAAGCCATTCATCAAGCCTGAGCCACCGAAGTCAGCGTTCAATACACGTGAGTCTTCGTCTTTCAGCATCTCAATGAATACTGGGTCAACACAGATCCAACGACCACGTGAGTCAACATTGTTCACGTCCAACTTACGAGCCATACGAGCTACGACAGTCAAAGGAGAAACAGTTGAAGCTGACAGGGCAGTTGCGCCTGGCAGACGTGGTGCCAATGGGATAGAGTCGCCAGCAGTTGCAGTAGCAGAGATCGTCAAGTTGCCGAAGTCTGTTGCGTCCAGCTTGTTAGCTGCCAACAGTTCGTCAGAACCTGCTGCTGAGTCTGCTTTAGTACCTGAAACAGTTGTGTTTACTGCCCATGAACCTGCGCCACCAGCATAACCTGACAAGTAACCCAATACTTCTTCGTCCATCTTGTCAGCCATTTTATAGGCTGCACGATCAGAAGCCAAACGAACGAAGTCGATGTGAGAGAATTTCTCTTCGATGTCGTCCATTTTGAATGCAAAGTAGTTAGCTTTGTCGATGGTCAGTTGGAAGTCATTGTCTGCCAACTCTTGTGCTGTGATAGAAGTGTTACGCTGCAGAGCGTTGACTGTTACGTCAGGCTCTTTCATGATGCGAACTGTATCACCTTGGTTTGCAATCTCACCGAAGTAATCGTTGTTTGTGATTGCGTTAGTAACTGCAGTTTTACGCAGTGCGATTTGTGCT